CCCGATTTTTAGGATGACAATGACCAACATCATCCCCATAACCACCATCACCAAGGCCAGCATCAGACGCCAGGCCGCGGCTGAGGTCAAGCAGCTTGAGGAAACCTACCGCATCACCGCGGCTTTTCAAGACCCCGAGCCCCCCTGTGAGGAACTCAGAGAACATTTCGAGAGGGGCGAGGTGGAGTTGTGAGTAAGTTGCTTATTGACGAGTATCCCCTGCTTGTTTTACCTAGTTTAGCCAAACTACTAGGTTTGCATGAAGCGATTATTTTACAACAAATTCATTATTGGGTAGAGATTAACCGGAAAGCTGATAAGAATTTTAAAGACGGATTTTATTGGACCTACAATTCTTATGAAAATTGGCAAAAGCAATTTGATTTTGTGAGTATCAGGACCATTAAAGCGGCAATCGCTAATCTTGAGAGCAAGGGTGTATTAGTGTCCGGGATTTTTAACAAGGCTAAGTTCGACCGAACGAAATGGTACAGAGTTGACCAAGAACGCCTCAGAGAATTGAAAAGGCTCGGAAAGGGCAATTCTTGCACAATGCAGGATACGGATTCTGCACTGACTATACCAGAGATTAACCAATCGCCTTTTGAAAGCCTACCAAGTCACGACCTTGGTATGCTAACTGCGATGGCGCAGGCCACCAATCCCCGACGCACCAAAACGGGGAAAGAACTTAAGCCACAGAACAAACATCCTCTAAGGATGGTAAAGGCGAGAAGTAGATGATGTTCACTAACCAGAAGGCGGCGATTAAAATTAGAATGAAGACCAGCGCAGAATGTGATTATATATTTGCTAAAAATTTTTACAGTCACCGCCCTGGATATCGCCCGTGGATTAAAAACTGCATTAATCGGCGAGTGAGATATGAAGGGCGCAGGATAGCAAAAAATGACCAACCCTAACCCCTACCCTACCCCGAAATCTTCTCACCACGGGGCTTAGGTGAAGGCGATTAGCGAGAATGAGTTGCAATAGAGGAGAATGAAGGCCATGAAAACCCTTTTTGCCCTGATGATTGCGATTCTGATGACTACCGCCCCCGCCCTAGCTGACTCCAAATTTGTCTATCAACTGGACAACCGGGGCATGACTATCTACACCGTGGACAGAGACCCCATGGGTAACACGACCATCTATAACATGCAGACCGGCGCGGTGGGACTGGGCCAGACTGACGACATGGGCAACGAGACAATTATTAATTTTGGACCTCGTGATAATTTGATGCCGGGATTTTTGGATAGTCGGGGGCCTCTGGATGGTTGGGATGAGTAATATTAGGGTATTTTACGGCTATGAAATCGTCAGATCAACCGAAAAAGAAAGTTAGGGGTAAGCCGTTTGAAAAAGGCAATCCTGGTAAACCCAAGGGAGCAAAAAATAAGTTCCCCATTGCTTTACGAGACAAGGTTCTTAACGCGTGTAGTAAACTAGAGGCTGCGGGATCAGACTTGGCTACTGAGGCCCTTAAAGACCCTAAATGGTTTTGGGAAACATTTGTTAAGCCAATGCTTCCTAAAGAAGTATTTGTATCTGGAAACAAAGATAACCCACTTGTTGTGTTTATCCAAAAACTAAAAGATGACAACAAATAAGCCAATCAATTTTGATACTGAACTTGCTAAGTTCACTGACCGCCAAATGGAGGCGATAAAACACCTTGATTCTGGTGTTATTAAATACCTGCTTTATGGTGGTGCTTTGGGGGGAGGTAAAAGCTATTTTTTGCGATGGTATGGTATTAGGAGACTAATGGACTTGGCAGTTATGGGATTTAAAAACTGTACCGCGATGTTAGCTTGTGAAGACTATCCTACCTTAAAAGACCGCCAGTTATCTAAAATTCCCCGTGAATTTCCTCAAGCTATTGGCAACATGCACCAAGATCATAAAGAATATGGCCGCTGTTTTATTCTCAACCCTGAATATGGTTCTGGGGTATTGTGTTTTCGTAACTTGGATGATCCCAGCAAATACCAAAGTTCAGAATGGGTCTTGATCCTAATAGACGAACTTACGAAAAACCCATTTGAGACATTTACGGACCTACGGATGCGTCTCAGGTGGCCTGGACTGCCCGATCTGGAGTGTCAGTTCGTGGGTGGGACAAACCCCGGCGGTATAGGTCATGGATGGGTGAAACAGTTTTGGATGGACAAGATATTCGCTCCTGAGTGGGTAGCCCCCATTGACTACCGGCCCCATTTTGCGTATGTCCCCTCAAAAGCCGATGATAACCCCCATCTGGATACCGCATATTGGGCTATGCTCAACACCCTGCCGGAGAATTTAAGGAAAGCCTTTCGAGATGGCGACTGGAATATTTTTGTAGGCCAGGCTTTCCCAGAGGTAAACCGTGAAACCCACGCCATCAAACCTATCTGGCCTATTCCCGAACACGCACCCCTGTATATGACATTGGATTGGGGTTTTGGGCGACCGTTTTCTATCGGATGGTGGTGGATGGATGAAATGAGACGTGCTGTGCGCTACGACCGCTGGTATGGATGTAGCGGGGTTCCTAATGAGGGATTAAGACTTCCTGACTCGAAGATAGGCGAAGAAATTGTTAAAAGAGAAGTAAAGATGGGGTTTGCTACACTAAGGGATACTGATAATTATAAAAGTGCCTTTTGGAATAGGCCCATAATTCGTTATGCAGGGTTTGACTGTTTTAATAAACGCCCAGACTATAAAGGTGGGGGACAAGGCCCAACTACGGCTGAAACTTTAGCTCAATACGGTATCATTATTACTCCGATGGACGCTAAACGTGAAGTAAAGATTAGGCAATTTCGCGAATATTTAAAAGTGCAGACCGATGGTTTGCCGATGATGATGGTATATGAAACGGACGAAGAATTTTTTAGAACCATTCCTAATTTAGTGATGGACAAGAACAATATTGAGGATGTAGATACTGACGGGGAAGACCATGTTTATGACGAGGTTTGCCATATCTGCATGGCCCGTCCCATTTATATGCATGTTCCCGAGGCACCCAAAACCGGCCCATCCCTGATTGTCGAAGAGGTAGAAAATATCTACAAGGAACAGCGCCTCCCGTGGGAGATAGAGCAGGGTCCGGGGGAGCCGGGGTTTTTCGAGGAGGAAAGGTGGTGAGCTTTACAATAGATGACCTATATAATATGACCCGTAAATATTGGAGCGGTGTCCCGATAGATAATGTTTCGGATGATCCGATAGTCGAAGCATGGAAAGATGAGTTTGAAGATGCTCTGATAGATTATCGGCTAACTCAGAAAACTATTAAGCCGTGTTCTTTGTTGCGTTATTTTAAAGAAAAGCAAGCTCCCCAATACGGAGGTGAGTGTTGAGCCAGCGTGACGACAAGGGCCGGTTCAAACCCAAGGAGAGTGGGGGGGTGGTTCATGGCCTCACGTTGCCGGTTTCCGCAACCGTGGCCGACATCCTGGCTGCCGTGCATTTCGGCCATGCCCAGGCCCTTGAGATGTACCGGGCATTGACGCAACCGGCGCAACAGGCCCCCGTGCCCTCACAGGTAATGTTCGGGGGGGAGCCAGAGGATGAGGAATTAGAACCCGGCATGATTGACATAAGGGGACTGTGGGGTATGTCGCCGGAAGCTAGGGAAGCGGTCCTGGCTCGGGCTGGGTTGCAGGTTGTTGCCCCGGTAGCGGTCCCGGAAGACCCTGTTGAAAAAGAAGTTGAGAAAATCTCAAAAACCTATAAAGATGAATGAGGTAATTTATGGCTGAGAAAGGCCCGTTTGTTCGTGAAATCATGCCCTGCCCCAAATGCGGCAAGATTGATGTCGTTGTCCAGGAATTGCGGCAGATTTACAAGCCTCAGAAAGCGTGGCATCAACCGCTTTATAATGCCTCTGTCACTCCAAGAATTATCTGTGCGGACCCGGAATGCGGGGCAATAATCTGGCAGCAGGATAAGAAAAAAGCCCCCGATTCGACCATCAAAGAGGAACAGGGTAAATGATTCACGTTCTTTGCGCCTCGTGCAACACGCACCTACTGGATACCGACGTTAACCGGCTCGACTGGCCTATGACCGGGGCGATGTTCTCAGTAGTTTACCCTGGCTGGTGGCTACGGCCCGCGATGTTAGACCTGAATATTTTTTGTCCGGTTTGCGAGCAATTTCCGTTCCGGCATAATCCCTACATCGCTGGCAGTAATGCCGTAGATAGGTATCTGAATGTGCGGGGTGAAGATGGCAAGCCTAAGTTGATGAGCATCAAGGATATTCTTCTCAGTTCCAGGGAACCGGCACCCCTGAGCCAGGGCGAACCCCAAAGGTGTATGGGACAACCTATCGGTCTGGACGCAGATGATAGACCCGTAGATACTGGGGCAAGCCCTGGTGAAAAACCGGCTAAAGAGTTTCCTTGTTCCACCTGCGGGGCCAAGAAGCGCTTTCATAAGAAAGGGTGTTCTCTGAAAAATAAGATTACCAAGTCTCCCGAGGTCATTCTTGATCCAGATGTTTCTTCTCTTCCCTCTGGCCTTCGGGAGTTTGAACGGGAACGCCGGAGGCGGGAGAGAGAGGGCCACCCTGCGGCCCCGTTGGTAGATGACCTGGTTACACGGGTTAAGGGTGCATCTTTTGACAAAGGTGATGGTCCTGTAACCGCGGCTGAAATTCACGAGATGGAGAAAGACCGGGAGATTCGGCATCCCTCCAGGCAGTCACCAGAAAACTTGAGGCCGGAACAGGGATAAGGAGTAATATCAGATGCCCAGCGTATCAAAATCGCAACGTCAAGCGGCTGGCATGGCCCGAGCCATCCAGGAAGGCAAAATGAAGGCCAAGGCCGGAACACCCTCAGCGGAGATGGCTAAGATGGCCCCGGCTTCTCTGGAGCACTTTGCTACCACAAAAGAGGCGGGGCTTCCTAAACACAAGAAGAAGTTGGTGCCCATGGGGTACAAGAGGAAGTTGCGGCGAGAGCAAGATAAGAGCGGTAACGAGTTGATGTATGTCAAACCCTAAGCTCTGTTCAAACTGCAAACATGCTACAGGTATATGGTCAACACCTATATGTAACCATGTTAATGCACCTCATTCTCTGGTAAACGGGGAACCTACGGCATCCTGTGAAACCATGCGCCAAGACAATTCACCTTCAAATGCCTGTGGTTCTAAGGGGAAGTGGTTTGAAGGAAAATAATTATTATGGAGAGCGTTTCTTGAAAGCCACCACTTATAAGTGACAGAGCTAATCAACGCCACACCGTCAACCCAAAAGACCAACTCAAGCGGTAAAGCATGGGAAAAATGGCGGTTATGTCCTCCCCCTAAAGGACACCCGGAAGTTGGGAAATGGGTTTACGAAAAATACGAGACATTGAGGTCACACCGCGACCGCCAAGGTCTTGTAGAATTATGGGCGCACAACCATGAGCTATTGCGGGGACGTATCTTTAAAAACAAGTCAAAATTCTCCCAAGTTATCGCCAACCTATTTTTCAAGACCCATAATGCTTTCCAAGCCAACCTGACGGACAATAAGCCCCGTGCTTCCATTCAAGCCAATGGTGAGACGCCTGATGAATTTGCCGACGTGATCCAGGCCCGTTATGATGATTGGTGGGAATTTACCAAGCAACAAATGTGTCTCCAGGAGTCGGTGGGAAGGTCTGAACTCTACGGCTATCAAAACGATGAGATGCGGTACAACCCCGATCTGGAAGGGGGCCTTGGCGACATCGAAACCTATCGCCATGACACCTACGGGGTTTTATACTGGCCCGGATATACCGATATTCAAGCGCAGCCCGGCATGTGTACCTATGAGGCTATGGAGCTTGGCAAAATTTATGACCTTTGGCCGGATGTAGAAGGCAAAGTCAATCCAGACGCCGAATATTCGGATATGCTGGGTGAAAGCCGCCAATGGGTAAGGGCCACCAAGAGCAAAAATCTGCGACCGGAAGCGGCTATTCCGGGATACGTGGTGCCAGAAGATAGTTCTTTGGGGGTGGATGCCCGGAGTGGCAGCGGTATTCAGCGCGCCCAGGTTATTAAGTTCTGGGTTAAAGATTATACGATGCACTGGGTTAACCCACTGACCGGCGAGAGGGCAAAAAAGGGGGATGTCTTTCCTACCGGCCAGATGCAGGTAGTCACAGACCCCGAAACCGGTGAACCCCTGCTTGATGAATTGGGTCAGCCCATGATGCAGCCGGAAGCGCTACCCGCCGAAGAATGGTCTAAGTATCCCGGTTTCATACGTTGCATCATCGTTACGAATAAAGGCAAGTTGGTCTTAGATGACGTGCCTAACCCCTCTATTAACCCTGAATTGCCCAGAGAAATAACCTCACAGACCTATTTATGGGACAAGTTCCCGCATCTGAAAAGATTTTCCTATTCCGACGATATTTCCGAGTATGGCCTGAGCATTTTTGAACAGATTGAAACCCTGATTATCGAGGTTTGTAAGAAACTTACTCAATATGGCGTCCATCTTGAGCGTACCTGTCGAAACCCCCTCCTTATTCCCATCGGCGCAATGCCTGACCAAAAAGACGTAAACAACCTCCCGGCCCGAGTATGGCCGGTAGTGGCAGGATTAGCCCAATACATCCGGTTCCTAGAAGTCCCCCAGACCCCTAACGATCTTCTGGCCTACATCGAACTGTGTATCCGCTTGGTTGATATGATAACCGGCATAACCGATGTCTCCGAAGGCCGTAAGCCCGCTGGGGTCCAGGCGTTTAGGGCCATAGCCGCCCTCCAGGAAAAGGCCCAGGTCCAATATCGCCAAAAGATCAGGCATAATGACGCCTACCTTGAGGAACAGGGGCGCATGTGGATTTCTCTGCTCCAGAATTGGGACACTGAGGAGAAAACGTCGAGGGTCAAGGGAGCGACAAAGTCTTTCCGGGGAATAGATTTTCAGGGAGAGTTTGCCTTTAAGATTGAAGCCGGGTCTACGTTGCCTACTAACAGGGCTGCCAGGCAGCAACAGGTTATTGAGTTGGCGGCGGCGCGACCGAACTTTCCTAATCAGGAACTTCTGGAAGAATTGGGCATCCCCAATGCCCCGGAAATTGCTGAAAAGATGGACGCCGGACCATTGGGGATGGCTTTACAAAAGCTGGAACAGAGCGGACTTATTGACCCGGAGACTTTACAAACCATTAAGAATCTAATAGAAATGCCTGAAAACGATTTTAAACGCAACTTTGGCAGCGGCAATCCGCTGGATATTCAGGGGGTAGGTTTATGAGCTTCAATCCCAATCGTTTTAAAGATAAGAGCGCCAAACAGGAAAAGGTCTTGGCTCAGGTATCCGTGGAACTGCGCCCGGACCCCATGTTTCCAGATCGAATTAAGATTCATGTTCTGCATCCGGGGTTTGACCCGAGCGACCCCGTCCATGCGACGCAGATCATGGACATGCTGGCTTCCGGGTTACAGGCGTTCATCCGCCAATGGGTGCCGAAGTTTGAGAAAAAGCTAATAACCGAGATCGAGAAACCACTGATACAGGTAGCGCCTTCGGGTATCAAGTTGGACGGGTAAGATGCCTACCTACGAATACAAATGTGCTTGCGGTCATAAGCAGGACGCTTTTTATAAGATATCCGAGCGTCCAGACAGTGTTTTGTGCCATAAATGCGGAGAGCAAGCTCAGTTTATTATCAGTTGTCCGCTCATTTTATGTGACGATGCTGTCAACGTCCCATGGATCAGGGATTTTGGGCAAAGCCGTATTGAGCATCGTAAGTGCGGTAAAAAAGCTATCGAGACACGGGGTGAATATAAGCAGTATTTGGAAAAGCATAATTTAGTACCGGGTGACGGTGAAAATCTTTCCGAGGTTTAAAGATTGACTCGAAATGCTTCCATACAACCAACAGAATATGGGCATAAGGTGGTTGAGTTGACCACTAAGTTCTTGAATTGCCCTCTTTGCGGTCGAGTATTAATGCAAACCAGCACAGCCCCGGCAGTGGGGAATAAGATCAAAACCCGGTGTAAGCGCCATAATTGCAATGTCTGGATTATCTTTACCCAACGTGAGAACATTTGGGCAGGCGAAACCTTTATTAAGGAGCCGCATATCTAAACTAACGTAGTCGAAAATAGAATAAGCGCACCCCGAAGCGGGTCTGGATAGGAGTAATTCTATCGGACCCGCTTTTTATTTAACCAAAAAACCAAAAGGAGCAACACATGAGCGACCAAATTAATCTGGATGACCCGTTGGATGCCGTAAGCGAAGGCTTGCAGGCCCCCGACGATGCGGACCTGGCCCAAGACTTAGCGGATCGGCAGGCGGCAGCGTCCCAAACTGAACCCGCCGATGACAAGGATGAAGGCGGGGAAGATGACTTCTTGACCGAGAAGTTCATTTACACCAAGCCTGACGGTTCGGAAGTAGAACTAACCGGCGAAGAACTCCTGGCAGCCCAAGAGAAGGCTGCGGCCTTGGAAGCTGAATTAGAGGCATTAAAGGCCAAGCCGCCTGAGAAGGCCCCGGAGAAACCGCCTGAAAAGGCTGCGCCTGAGAGTGAAGCGATTGCCCCGGTGGAATGGGACAAGGTAGGTAACAACTTCGTTGAAATGCTGGATGACCCGGCCAAGCACAAGGAAATAGGGCCGGCTCTCAACGATGTGATTCACCGCACCATCCTCAGTAGTGAACATATCGGCGCGGCGATGGTTAATTTCGTAACCGCCACAATCAACGGTATCTTGGCCCAGCGTGAAGAAGGGGCTAAGGCTGAGTCCGGTCTCAAGGAGTTCGTTGGTGACGATATTCCTGAGACTGAGGTAGCGGCCTTCATGCAAAAGAACCCTTGGGCCAAGAATAAGGAAACTGCCATTGTCGGCATCAAAGCGGCACGGCTGGAAACGCAGTTGGCGGATTTCAAGGCCGGGAAAAAGGTCGAACTGGACGCGGCTGGTAAAGAAGGGGCCAAGAAAATCGTTAAAGACCTCAAGGCCAAAGGGCAACTTCGCCGCCTGGGGACTGGTGGGAGTCGCGGGGGCGCTTCGTCTTCCGCGGCTGAAAACATCAGGAAGGGAAAAAACTTAACCAATGAAAACGATAGACTCGCCGCGGGCGTGGAAGTTTTGAAAGCCCTGCGCCAGGGGCGAGGAACTTAGGGAGGTTGAAAAATGGCTTTAACCCTTGACGAACTTAACGCCACTACTCAGGAGGCTTGGGAGCCGGGGGCGCAGGACGTTTGGTATAAAGGTAACGTCCTGATCGGCACCATGCTCAAGGCCGCCAAAAAGTGGGATGGCGGTACTTATATCCGGCAAGTGCTGGATTACGGGCAACCCATGGGCAGTGACTTTAATGCCTCGTCCGTGTTCAATTCCACCAAGGTTTCGACCCTGACTGCGGCCCGCTGGACTCCCGGCTATTACTATGAGCCGGTAGTCTATGACATCGACGATCAGGTGATGAACGCCGGAGACGCCCAGCAAATCGACATCGTGTTCACCAAACTCACCAAAGCGCAGAAGCATATCCGCTATAACTTGGCCTATGATCTTTATCATTCAACGGGTTATGGCGACAGCGGGCGCAAACTGGTGGGACTGCTTGGCATGATCTCCACTTCTTCAACCTATGGCGGCATCGCCGTAGCGGACCTGTCCGAGTGGGTAGCGGGAGCAGTCACCACGACTGCAACCCCCGTTACCTTCTCCATCATCGAAGACCTGCTCACTTCGTG